CGTGGAACTGGTATTCATGCTGCAGGTGTGGTTACTGCAAAGGATTCAATCTTTAAGTATGCACCACTTGAAACACGAATTGCACCAGGAAGTAAAGAAAGAATTCCAGTAGTTGCAGTAGATATGGAAGAGGCTGCAGAAATTGGTCTAATCAAGCTTGACGTGCTTGGTCTAAAGACTCTTACTGTAATTGATCAGACTATTAAAACAATTAAAGAACGCCACGGTACAGACATAAACCTAAAGCAGATACCTCTAAATGACAAGAAAGTCTTTGAGATGCTCTCTGAGGGGCGTACAAAGGGTGTTTTTCAGTGTGAAGCAACTCCGTATACAAACCTTCTGGTTAAAATGAGAGTAAGCAACTTTGATGAACTTGTTGCATCAAACGCTCTTGTTCGTCCAGGTGCTATGAATACAATTGGAAAGTCATACATTGCCCGTAAACACGGCAGAGAAATGGTTGAATATATTCATCCTTCTATGAACGATTACCTAAAAGACACCTATGGCTGTGTCTTGTATCAAGAGCAAGTTATGCAAGCTTGCGTGGTTCTTGGTGGAATGACAATGGTTGAAGCTGATAAAGTTCGTAAGATTATTGGTAAGAAAAAAGATGCTAAAGAGTTTGACATCTTTAAAGATAAATTTGTTAACAATGCAGAAAAGCATATTGGAATTAGAGCAAAAGATTTATGGCATGACTTTGAAGCACACGCAGGTTATTCCTTTAACAAGTCTCACGCTGTTGCATACTCAACCTTGTCCTATTGGACTGCTTGGCTAAAGTATCACTACCCTATTGAATTTATGTTTTCATTGTTAAAGAACGAAAAAGATAGTGACACTCGTACTGAATACTTAATTGAGTGTAAGCGTATGGGGTTGTCTTTAAAACTTCCACACGTTAACGAATCTGATTCAGACTTTAAGATTGAGGGCAAGGGTATCAGGTTTGGACTTGCTGCAATCAAATGGCTTTCTGAAGGAGTTGCAGGTAAAATTATTGCAGGAAGACCTTTTGAATCTAAAGAGCAGTTTAAAAGCTTTGCAATAAAAAAAGGTAGTGGAATTAATTCAAGAGCAGTAGAAGCATTAGACCTTATTGGTGCATTAACATTTGAAGATAATCCTAGAGATGAAGTAAAGGTTAGAGATAATCTTTATGAATATTTAAATCTTCCAGAATTAAATACAAGTGTTCCACAGCATTACTATGCATACATAGATCTGGTAGAAGACTTTGATGAGCAAGGTGTATTTGTCTTACTTGGTATTGCAAAAAATATTAAGCGTGGTAAAGGCTGGTCAAGAGTAGAAATTATGGACTCTACTGGAGTAATTGGAATCTTTGATGAAGAAGAGACTAAGATTGAACCAGGAAGAACTTATTTAATTCTTGCAGGTGCAAATAGAATTTCTGAGGCTATTCCAATTGATGAATTAAAAGAGCACAAAGAAAATCCACTTATAAAGTTTTTAAACTATAAGCAAATACCATTTGCAAATGATGAACACTTTGTGCTATCCTTTACTCCTAGAGTTACTAAAGCTGGAAAGAGAATGGCTAATATGATTGTTGCTGATAGTTCAAGAGAAATGACTGCTGCAATGGTATTCCCTACAATGTTCTCTACTGGATATATGAAATGCCAGCCTGGAAAAGTAGCAAAAATTAATTTTGGTGAAACAAAAGAAGGAACTATTACATTGAAGGAAGTATTATAAATGGCTATCGTAATTGATGAATTTGCAGCAGTACTACATGCAAATGCAAGAGACAAAGGTTTTTGGGATGATAATAATGGAACTATCTTTTATCTAAAACAACTTGCAATGGTACACTCAGAAGTGTCTGAGGTACTTGAGGCAATACGCAAGGAGAAGGGTGATGATCAAGTAGTGGAAGAACTAGCTGACATTATTATTAGGGTCTTAGATTTATATGCTGGTTTAGTTAGAGATGGATATACTTCTATATCTCTTGAAGAGTCTTTAAAAAACAAGGCTAAGATAAATACAGAACGTCCAAAGATGCATGGTGTTCTAGCATGAGCAAAATAGACCTTGACGAATTTTTGTCCCAATTAGATCCAAAGTTGCGTAAAAAGATTACAAGTGGGGACACCGTTGAAATTATAAAACAAAAGACACCTAGCGTTAGCCTTAACCACGCATTAAAGGGTGGGTTTGCATATGGTCGTCAGGTAATGGTTTGGGGAAATAAGTCTGCAGGTAAGTCCTCTTTTTGTTTACAAATGATTGCTGATGCACAAAAAGATGGAAAGATTTGTGCTTGGATTGATTCAGAAGCATCATTTGATCCTGAGTGGGCAATAAAGCTTGGAGTAGATGTTAAAAATTTAATTTATTCAAATGCTAGAAGTATGAATGAAATGGTTGATGTTGGTGTTCAGTTAATGAAGGCTGGTGTAGATATGATTGTTGTTGACTCAATTTCAGCGATGCTTCCTGCAATATATTTTGAAAAAGATTCAGAAGAATTAAAACAACTTGAGAATACAAAACAAATTGGGGCTGAAGCAAAAGATATGACAAATGCAGTAAAGATGCTTAACTTTGCAAACAATCAAGAAAAACCAGTACTTCTAGTTTTTATTTCCCAACTCCGAAATAATATTGGTGCTATGTTTGCAAGCCATATGCCAACTGGAGGTCTTGCTACAAAATTCTTTAGCAGCACAATTGTAAAACTTTGGTCAAGTGATTCTGACAATCAGGCAATCAAGGGCAAGATAGCTTCTGGAGATAAGTTGATTGAATCTAAAATTGGTCGTGTAGTTAATTGGCATATTGATTTTAATAAGACTGGTCCAGCATTTGTTGCAGGTTCCTACGACTTCTACTTTGATGGAGATGGTGTCTTAGGCATAGATAAGGTTGCAGACCTAGTTGATACCGCAGAACTTGTTGGTGCAATTCAAAAGGGTGGTGCTTGGTACACTATCGGGGAAGAAAGATTCCAGGGTAGAGCAAAAGTCATTGATTGGCTAAAGGAAGATCCAAAGAGAGTAGCAGACCTAGAGGCAAAGCTAAATGTATAAAGCATTTTCTGAGTATAGAGGAAAATTTTCTTGTCACTCATGCAAACAATTAGTTTTAATTGCAAGATTTTATAGTGAAGATATGAAACTAACTTGGCTTTGTTCAAATAGACATATGTCTGAAGTTATTCTTACAAGGGGGAATTAATGAGCGAACGTGCAGAACTTAAAAGAGCTGGTCTTAAGGCTCATAAAAATTCTGGAAGAGGTGCTGTAAAGGCTGATGGCAGTGATGATGAGTTTGTTGTTGATGTAAAAGAGTACAGTAAAAGTTTTTCTATCAGTCAAGACAACTGGGCTAAAATTGTTACTGACACTTTAAAGGTTGACAGATCTAAAAACCCAGCCCTTATGCTTGTTATTGGTGAGGGAAATAAGAAAGTTAGACTTGCCGTAATTGAATGGGAAGTATTTGAAGAATTGAGGAATAATGGAAACAACAGTTGATTTATTAAATCAGGTAAATGGGTTTAATGAAATATCGGAACATATGCAAGATGAAGAGTTAACACAGACTTTAGTGTTAATTGCTAAATTAATTTCTAAGCCAGACGTTCCAGCATCGGTTGGTGTTGAACTAATTGTAAAGCTACAGGCATACTCTGCTAAATTTGCAATGCTCGCTTCCTGGTATACTAATGTTAAGAAAGATGAACGAGCAAAGAAAAATATATACTATTCAGCTAAAGAAGCAACGGATAGACTAGTGGACGCATTAAAATATGCAGTTAGGATTAACAATGGCTAAGAGCCTTATTAACAAGTTGGTTGAAAAACCAAAAAAGAGTGAAGAGAATTTAATTGATAGTCAAGCAATTGTTGACAAGATTAAAGAAGGATATGCTCTGCAAAGAAAAGCATCTTTTAAAAAGAGAGATAGCTTTACCCCGTCAACACTAACGTATGGTGCAGGTAAGTGTCCTAGATTTTGGTACTTATGGTTTGAAGGAAATGAGTCTGATGTAAAAACAGACTGGTACTCAGTTGCAAATATGGATAGCGGTACTGATCGTCATGGTCGTATTGAAAAGGCTATGGAGTCTGCTGGTATTCTAGTAACCAATGAAGAGCGTTTATCTTATATAGACCCACCTATTTCTGGTAGAACAGATGCAATTATTAAGTGGAATGATATGGATATTCTTACTGAAATTAAAACACTTAACGAAGATTCTTTTCATTATCTAAATGTCAAGGGAGAAGCAAGAAAATACCATGTTGAACAACTTCTAATCTATATGAAGATTCTTAAGAAGAGTTTTGCATTCCTTGTTTATGAATCAAAGAATAGTCACGAACTTTCTTTGTTCCCCATTAAACTAACTGATCACTACAAGAATTTTATTAATTACTTTTTTGATTGGATGAGAGAAGTAAAGAAGGCATCCGATGACGGTCTTCTTCCTGAAAATCCTTACCGTTCAAACTCTAAAGTTTGCAAAGGTTGTGATTTCGAAACAGTATGTCGCACAAAACCAAAGGGTGATATTAAAATAGCACCAAGGAAAGATCTTGAGTAAATTTTGTAAGCTATGCGATAATCACTTTGAAAGCAATAATAAAAATCAAATCTATTGCTCACCTGAGTGCAGGGCAACTGCAACAAAGGAAAAGATTATGCAAAGATACAAGGTTTCAAAGGTTAAGTCTCGTGCTACAAAGTCAAGAAAATGTGCTGGTGGGTGTGGTATAGAAATTAGTATTTATAATGATATTGGATTTTGTAATAGCTGTATGATGAGTAAAAGAAAGCTTGACCAAACTTTAAAAGATATAAAAGGATTTTTTGATTATGACCAAACCTAGTTGGAAAGATATTGGAAAGCCAAAAAGATTTATCTCTATAGATGCTTCTTCTACTTCTGCTGCCTTTGCAATATTTGAAAATGATGAGTTGGTAAAATTTGGAAAGATTAATTTTACTGGAAATGATCATTATAAAAAAGCTGGAGATGCTTGTAAAAAACTTACTCCACTTTTTAAAGATTTTAATGTTGAGGTAGTTGTAATCGAAAATACTATTTTTGCAAACTCTCCAAAAACATCAATGCAGTTAGCCCTTGCACAAGGGGCTATTGTTAGTGCAGCATATATCAATGGCGTAAAAGACATCTACCCCTGCGTACCAGTTGCTTGGCAGAACTGGATTGGCAATAAGGTTCTAACAAAAGAAGAAAAGTTTGAACTAAGAAAACAAACTCCTGGAAAGTCAGAGTCTTGGTACAAAGGCAAGGAAAGAGAGTTCAGAAAGAATAGAACTATTAGACTTGTCAATATAGAATTTATGACTGATGTAAGTGACAACGATGTTGCAGACGCTATTGCTATTGGATGGTATGCAACAAATAATTGGAATAAGATAAGTAAACTTGACTTATAAAGGATATAATGATATTATGAAAATGTACACTAATGAAAATTGGTTAAGAAAAAGATTCTTGCTAGATAAAAAATCTCCAGAAGACATTGCAAAAGAATGTGGAGTTTCTGTTGAAACTATCTATGTGTATCTTGGTAAATTTGGATTAAGAAAGAGTAGAAGAAAATAATGGCTGAATATCCCTCAGAAGCATTCTTTGTAAATAAGAATGAAGACAAGATTAAAAAGATTCTTGAACTCTCTAAAACTGCACCAGCTGGATATAGTATTCTTGCTGCCTGTCTAGAAATTACAGAAATGTTGCTAGAAAAAAATGTAGCATATGGAAACTCTGCTCTTAATCCTATTCGCATCTTTAGTAATGCAGACGATATGGAGCAGTTAAATGTCCGTATTGATGATAAGTTGAATAGAATTAAAAATAAAAAGCTATATGCAGGTGACAATGATGAAGACGATTTGATTGGATATCTATTGCTAAAGAAGGCTAAAAAGCGTGGCTAAAAGAAAGATAACTTACTTAGATAGGTTTGAAAGAAAGTTTTCAATGGTTACTGAAACTGGTCACGAAATAAATAAAGGTGACTTGATTAAGATTTCTGGAGAATATGGGGCTACTTTTAAGTTTCAATGCCTAGTCAAAAATCCTGAAAATGGTGTAGAATGGATAGACTGCTTTCAAATGCTGAAGGATACATCTGGACCAACTAGGTCTTTTTATCCTGATAGAGTTAAGGCAGTAAAGAAGAGAGGTAAGCGTGTCAAGCGAAGCAGCGTTAGTTAATCATTTAGACCTTGTAAACAAGGTTGCATCAGAGTACCTAAAAGGATCTGATGCTTCAGAGATTTCAAAAATACTAAACATTCCAAGAGTAAAAGTTACTGAGCTTCTTACTGACTGGAGAGTTATGGCTGCCAACAATCAGGCAATCCATGCTCGTGCAAAAGAAGCCCTTGCTGGTGCAGACCAACATTTTTCATCTTTAATTAAAAAAGCATATGAAGTTATTGACTCTGCAGATACCACTGCAAACTTAACCGCTAAGACAACATCTATTAAGCTTATTGCTGATATTGAAAGTAAGAGACTTGAGATGTTGCAAAAAGCAGGTCTGCTTGATAATCAAGAACTTGCTGATGAACTTTTAGAAACAGAAAGAAAGCAAGAAATTCTTATTTCAATTCTTAAAGAAGTAACTTCATCCTGTGAATCTTGTAGACCAAAAGTTTTGACAAAACTTTCTCAAGTTAATGAGGGTGGGGTAGTTTTAATTGACAATTGATATTAGTGACTTTATGGAGGCTCTTGATGAGTCACCATTTTCAGAAACCCCAGTTGACGTTGTAACATTTGTTACAGGTGAAAAATATTTAAACCAGCCAGACTTGTCAGAGTATCAATATACTCTTGTAGAATGCATGAGCCAAATCTATCAAGAAAAAGACATCATTAGATATATGGGTGAAGAAGCTGGTAAAGAACATTATAAAAAATATACTAAAAGTGAAATCATTATGCAGCTTGGAAAGGGTAGTGGAAAAGACTATACCTCTACAGTTGGATGTTCTTACTTAGTTTATAAATTGTTATGTTTAAAAGATCCTTCAAGATATTTTGGTAAGCCATCTAATGATGCTATTGATATTATGAACGTTGCTATCAATGCTCAACAGGCTAAGAATGTTTTCTTCAAAGGATTTAGAAGTAAGATAGAAGGATCTCCGTGGTTTGCAGGAAAGTTTTCTCCACCAAAGATTGATAGCATTGAATTTGATAAAGCAATTACTGTGTACTCTGGTCACTCTGAAAGAGAATCTGCTGAAGGCTTGAACTTAATGCTGGCAATTCTTGATGAGATCTCTGGCTTTGCAATGGAGTCTGCAAGTGGAAACGATCACGCTAAGACTGCTGACAATATTTATAAAGCATTCCGTGGATCTGTTGACTCTCGCTTTCCAGACTTTGGAAAGGTAGTTCTTCTTTCATTCCCTCGTTTTAAAGGTGACTTTATTTCAACAAGGTACGAAGATGTTATTGCAGAAAAAGAAACCATCGTAAGATCGCATGAGTTTATTTTAAATCCAGCACTGTCAGAAGATGACCCACAAAATAAATTTACTGTAGAGTGGGATGAAGACCACATCAACTCATATAAGCTTCCTGGAGTCTTTGCACTTAAAAGACCAACTTGGGAGATTAATCCTACAAGAAAAATTGAAGATTTTAAATTAGCTTTCTTTACAGATATGCCAGATGCACTAATGCGTTTTGCCTGTATGCCAACTACCTCCTCTGACGCTTTCTTTAAAAATAGAGAAAAACTTGGAATGGCATTTAAAAAGCACAACCCTATTGATGTTTCTAAAAGAATCGAACAGTCTTTTCAACCAGACCCAGACACAACCTATTACGTTCACGCTGACCTTGCACAGAAGCACGATAAGTGTGCGGTATCAATTGCCCACATTGATAAGTGGGTAAGTCTGCAATCATTTAATGATTATCAGCAGATTGTTCCGTTTGTTGTAGTTGATGCAATCGTGTACTGGGAACCTAAAAAAGAAGGTCCAGTAGATTTATCAGAAGTAAAGAATTGGATTATTAACTTAAGAAGGCTTGGTTTCAATCTAGGACTAGTAACCTTTGACCGTTGGAACTCTTTTGATATTCAAAGAGATTTAAGTAGTGTTGGAATTAAAACAGAAACTCTTTCAGTAGCTAAAAAACATTATGAAGATCTTTCTATGCTTGTTTATGAAGAAAGAATAGTTTTACCTCAAATAGATTTATTACTTGAGGAGATGCAGGAACTTAGAATTATGAATAATAATAGAGTAGACCACCCAAGAAAGAAGTCTAAGGACCTTGCAGATGCTATGTGTGGCTCTGTATATAATGCAATTAGTCACACAAGAAGAGAAAAAATTCAGGAAGTAGAAATTCATACCTACCAGTCTCGTCCAAAAGTTGACAAGGATGATGAAAAGATGATAAAATCTAAGCCTGAGATGACGGAAGATATTAAAGAATATCTTATGAATTTTAATTTAATTTAGTAGAAAATGGACCTAAGTTTATGAAAGAATATTTAGCAAATAATGACATTTGCTTTGATGATATCTTAATGGTTCCACAATATTCGGAAGTAGTTAGTAGAACAGCCGTAGATTTAAAGATGCCCGTTGGTGGCTCTACCTGGCTAGACTTTCCAGTAATCGCATCTCCAATGGACACAGTTTGTGAAAAAGATATGGCTATTGCAATTGCTGAATCTGGCGGAATTGGAATTATCCATAGGTTTATGTCTGTAAAAAAACAAATAAAAATGGTTAAAGAAGTAAATAGTTATAACAATCTTAACCTACCTGTTGGTGCAGCACTATCAAGTACATTCCTTGAAGAACAGGTAGAAAAACTAATCTCTGCTGGAGTTTCTATGCTTTTAATTGACACTGCAAATGGTCATAGTAAAATGGCAATTGATGCAACAATAAGGTTAAAGAATCTTGTTGGAAACGATATTCATATTATGTCTGGGAATGTTGCAACAGCAGAAGGATATATTGCCCTGGATGCTGCAGGTGCTGATTCTATTAGAGTTGGTATTGGTGGCGGTAGTATGTGCACAACAAGGATAGTATCTGGTCATGGTATTCCAACACTATCTTCAATTATAAACGTGCGAGAGACAAAAGATAAGTTTGGCTTAAATGCTGCCATTGTAGCAGATGGTGGAATTAGAAATACTGGAGATATGATTAAGGCATTTGCAGCAGGAGCAGACTCTGTAATGCTGGGCTCAATGTTGGCTGGTACTGATGAATCTCCAGGGTCTTTACATTTTAAAGGTAATAAAAAGTTTAAATCTTTTAGAGGAATGGCAAGCAAAGAAGCTAATAAGGATAAAGACATTGCAGTTGCAGAAGGAGTATCTACAATGATTCCATATAAGGGATCTGTAAAAGATATTTTTAAAGATATCAAGGGTGGAATTGGAAGTGGATGCTCTTATAGTGGGGTAGATTTCCTTTGCAATCTATATCAAGAATCTATGTATGTAAAAGTTTCACCACTAACTGTAAAGGAGTCAATGCCACATGGAAGATAATGAAGAAATGAGTAGCGAAGAATTATCAGAAATGATTGAGTACTTAATTGAAGTAGGTGCTATGGAAATTATGGGGTATGATTCTATATCAGATCAGTTTACATACAAGGTAACTTCAAAATGTAAAGAACTTTATCCAGAATTATATTATGCACATTATGAAGCCGTTGGAGAAATGGCTAGTCAGTTGTGGATGAAAGATGTTGTAGACATAGTGTTTACTGAAGGACAAACCGTTGTTGGAGTTACTCCAGAACAAGTAGAATATATAAAAGAAAATATAAGTACTTTTTCTGATGATGAAAGATTTTTTCTTGAAGTATTACTAAATCATTATGAGCAAAAATAGGATATAATATTAGTTGTGGATATTATTAAATCAGCAGAATGGGAAGGCGAACCCCTTTACAATATGCTTTCAGAAGATGAAAAAGCCTTTGCAGATTCTTTGTTAAAATTAACAGAAGAGCTTGGACCGCTAGATCAATCAGAGGGGATCTGGATTGGTTATGAAGATGGTGCTAATAATGAAAATGCTTCCATTGGGGTAAAGTGTGGAAACTGTGCACTTCACAAATCTTCTATTGCCTGTGCAATTATTGCTCAACAAATTGAAGAAGAAGGTGCTTGCAGACTTGCAGTAATTCCAGATGGGTATGTAAATTCTGATATGAAAAATTCTGGAGAAGAGTTTGAAGAAATGATTCCTGAAATGTCAAAAGCCGATTCAGTTAGAGTTGGTCAAATGGTTTCTTGGAATTCAAGTGGCGGAACTGCTAGAGGAAAAGTAGTTAGAGTGGTTAGAAATGGCTCTATCAATGTTCCTAATTCTGATTTTACAATTACAGGAACTCCAGATAATCCAGCAGCACTTATTAGAATTTATAGAGATGGCAAGCCAACAGAAACTTTAGTTGGTCATAGGGTAGAAACTCTAAGGGTATCAACTTCAAAAGCACACCACGATGATGTTATTGGAAATGATGATGTTCCAAATACAAGAGCTCACTCAATGGAAGATTGTGATGATAAAAATTGTCCACAGCATTCAATGGGTAAAAAAGATTACTCTGATAAAGAAAGACAGATTTTAGCTCGTAGAGATATGGCTTTGCCTGATGGATCTTTTCCAATTGTTACTGCAGCAGATTTAAGTAATGCAGTTCAGGCAGTTGGTCGTGCATCAAATTATGCAAGGGCTCGTAATCATATTATAAGAAGAGCTGAAGCACTTAACAGAACTGATTTACTTCCAGAAGAATGGAAGCCAAAGTCTGAAAGAAAAAAATATGATATGGAAAAAAGAGATGTGTCAGATATTGATTTAAAGCCAACTGAATCAATGGCAAACAATGCAAAAAGAGGTTTAGAGCTAAGAGCTAAGTTTGGTAGAGGCGGAACTGCAGTTGGAGTTGCTCGTGCTCGTGATTTGGTAAACGGTAGAGATCTTAGCCCTGAAACAGTCGCTAGAATGTATTCATTTTTTTCAAGACACGAAGTAGACAAGCAAGGTAAAGATTGGGACAATGCAGAACGTCCATCAAACGGAAAGATAGCCTGGTTACTTTGGGGTGGAGACTCTGGATTTGCTTGGTCAACACAAAAATGGAAAGCAATTCAAAACGCAAGAGCATCTAAATCAGATGATACTTGGACAGATTCACCATTTTCTTTTTATAAATAATAGGAGGCTATATGCAAAAGTTATCTCCCTT